GATGTGAACTTCAGCTATATCGACCTTGATACCTTTGAAGAAAAATTTGTTTCCGTGCCAGAGCAGGGCGGTGGAAAGCTCATTCCTGATGGTATCTGCAATCCTGGACAGGTATATACCGTAAGTCAGGGGAAATCCGGTATGATCGGCGTATTCCGCCTTGAAAGCCAGATGCTGCCCGGTAACGGAAAATTTGAGCGCACTGGCCTTGGCAGCGACCGTGACTGCAAGGAATCCACGAATACGGCGTTCAATTTCCTGAAAGCAAACGGAAATCGAATCAGTGGCAGCATCAGCACCACGATGCGGGATTACATCATCAACTATCAGGATTTACAAGGCATTGGCATGACTGGAAAGCTGGCATTGCCTACATTGATTGCACTATGCAGCATCGCTCTTGGACGGCCTACAGTCAGTACACTTGCCGTGCTGGGAGAAATCAGCATCAGCGGCACGATTCTGAAAGTGGACGAGCTTGCCAATAGTTTGCAGGTGTGCCTCGATAGCGGAGCAAAGAAAGTGCTGCTTCCGATTACCAGTGCAGCAGACCTTGGCACTGTGCCGCCGGAGCTGGTGGGCAGTTTTAATCTGATTTTCTACAGCAGTGCGGAAGATGCGGTGTTTAAGGCGTTGGGGGTAGAGTAATACTAAAGGTACGGAGGAAATGCGCCAATGGAGAAAAGTTCGCTGGATTACCGTGAAAAATTATATTCTCAAATACAAGAAGAATATGGAAAACTTGTATATACCTATACATGTCATTTTAAGATGGCTGATCGGTTGAGTAAGCGTAATTTTTGGATAAAATGGGGACAGATTGGGTTATCAGCAATATCAACAGGCGGCTTTTTGGGAGTGCTCATTTCAAATGAACAGATACTGTTATGGGCTGGTGGACTATGTTCAACAGCACTTCTTGCACTAACAAGCTATCTGAAGGATAAGGACATTTCCACTGAAAAAACCGATCATATTAAGACTGCGAATAAGCTGTGGAAGGTAAGAGAAAAATATCTGTCACTTTTGACAGACTTTGACGAAATTAGTATTGAAGAAATAGTGCGCAAAAGAGATGAACTGTTGGATGAAAGTTCGGAAATTTACTGTGCTGCACCTTTAACTGATGGGAAAAGTTATGCTGCCGCCCAAGCTGCGCTTAAAACAAATGAAGAGCAATTCTTTACGCAGGAGGAATTAAACAAGATGCTTCCGGCGCATTTGAGAAAAAATGAGTAAATGGGGGATGAATACATTGAGTTTGTATGTTCAAAGAAATGAAGAAGTAATATCAGCTGACAGCCGTTCTCTTATTTCAAAAAGATATTGCACTGTAACATCAGCAATGAACCGTGAGTTTTGGAATATAACAAGCGATAGACAAAATAGTATATATGTTGGCTCCTATGGAAGGGGAACTGCGATAGATACAAGTGATATTGATATTTTGATGTCCTTGCCGGAATCATATTACAACCAGTTCAACTCTGTTTATGGGAATGGTCAATCTCGTCTTCTGCAAGCAGTTAGACAGGCTATTCTTGTTCGGTATCCAAGAAGTGAAGTAAGAGCAGATGGACAGGTTGTGAAGATCAATTTTTCAGATGGAATGTTCTTTGAAATTCTGCCGGCATTCAAAAATTGGGATGGCTCATACAGATATCCAGATACAAATATGGGTGGGAATTGGCGTTCAACTAATCCAAAAGCAGAACAGGATGCCATGAAAAACAAAAATATAAGCAGTAATGGACTGTTTTTTGACACTTGCAAGCATCTACGATATGTGCGAGATAACTATTTTGGAAGCTACCATTTGTCAGGAATCGTTATTGACAGCTTCGTTTATCAAGCAATAGGAAATTGGAGATGGCTTTCCTCTGGAGAAAGTTCATCTTCAGCAGCAGGTACATACGAGAGGATTCTTTTAGATTATTATAATCAGCATTTTATGTGGGGAGCGATGCCTCTTAGCGCACCAGGAAGTAATCAACAGGTGTCTACGGATAACAGCAGAGATTGCCTGGGTAAAGTTCTTAGATATATTGCTGGTTAAATATAGCAAGGGATAATGACAATAATTAGTAGGAAGGAGGAATTGTTATGACTGATACTCGAAAGAAAGCCTCTATGTCGCAGGTGCTGGCAGATATAAAGCCTTACATAACGAAGAAGTTCATGGCGGCACCGTGTATTAAGGAGCAAGATATTCCGGCTATCTGTCAAATCCTCCTGCCCAGATACAAGAATGTGCAGCTCATGCAGGGACTGACCAACAACAAGCCGGATTTCAGAATTCAGGTAAAGGGTTGGTTCGGGACAGAAGAAAAACGGTTTGAAGTGGTTGGCGGTGATAAGAAAAGCTATGCAGCCAAGAAGAGATCGGGCCTGGGCTGGATTGATCGGCTGGAAGAGATAGATGCTGCGCTGGATGATTTCTGATATCAATGCAGTGCGGAGAGGTATATGAGGCAAAGCTTTGTGCAACAGGTTGTTGCACAAAGTCACACATAAAACAGCAGGGAAGCGATGGAGTGACACGACAAGAATTGTTTACATGGATACGCCAGCAGTACGGCACAGAACCGGAATACCCCTGGCATGACTGGAATGCTGTGCTGCGACACAATGACAATAACAAATGGTATGGTGTAGTTCTGGAAGTATCTGCTGATAAGTTGGGACTGCCGGAAGCAGGCATCGTTGATGTCCTCAATGTGAAAAGTGATCCGCTGCTGATTGGTTCTCTGCGTGGGCAGGACGGCTATTTTCCAGCCTATCACATGAACAAGGAAAAATGGCTCAGTATTCAGCTCGGCAAACCGGAGCTGGATGATGCCATCAAGGACCTGCTTTCTTTGAGCCATGAGCTGACAGCACCGAAAAAGCGCAACCCAAAATCATCTGCAAAAAATCCGGGAGATTCCGCAAATGGCAAAGAAATTGACGAAGGCTGAGCGAAAGGAAGCACGCCTCCGCAAAGGCAAGCAGTGGCTGCTCACCTATACCGGCTCACTGAAAAAGATGAACAAGCATTACCGGGAACGCTTTCATGTGGATGCTGTGACTGCCGCTAAAGATTTGCAGGAGCTGGGGGTCAATTATACACAGGAACAACTCGACCAGATTAAACGGGCTGAAGAACAGCGGCTTCGGCAACGGAGAATGGAGCGGGAAGCGAAAGAACGGGAACGGCTGGCAGAACTGTATGAGGACTGCGATGATCGCTTTGCTTTTATCGCCGGATATACAGATGGTGGCGCACCGTATGGTGTGATGTGGGAAGAAGTCGGCATTGATCTGGGACTGCCGTTCGAGGAAAAAGTGAAGCTCTATCACATGCAGATGTTAGGCTGATAATTGTGCAAGCACCGCCTGCACAATTCGCAACAAAAAGAGGAGCCAGTCCAGGCTCCTCAAATGTACATTATTTCAAAAAGTTGCTCTTATGTTCCAGTGCGTGCAGATTATATCCAAGTGTGGCCAGGTGTGCTACCTTCAGCGCAACCAGATTGATGTCAGTGGACATCGCACTGGCGATCTGCTCGGCTGTGTATCCATACTCATAGATGTAACGAAGGACTTCGTTGCTGTCCATCAGGATCTCCGCTGCTACGATGTTCGCTTCATATTCCGGTTTGGATTTCATGTCGTAGAGCATGAACTCATGAATCGGGGTGGTTTTCGCCATATTCCGGTGAAGCTGGTCATGTCCTAATTCATGTGCGCACACGATGCGCAGCATATTTTCATCCAGACTGTTATTCAGGAAAATAAAGCGATTTCGCTTAATCACCCGGTACATTCCTTTCAGGGAACCAAAATTTTCGCAAAGCATGACATTGATACCAAGCTGCCTTGCAATTTCAAAAGGGTCTCTGGAACCGCAGCGTTTTACCAGTTTCTCACCGACCCGTGAAAGCTGTTCCGCATTCATCATACCACCTCCAGTTTACAGTATAGCGAAAAGTGTGTACGATAAATATCACTGATCGGATTTTTTACGCCTCGTTTTCGGGGCGTATTTTTTATTGTTCTCTTTGGCAATCCAGTAGGCATCAGTCAGAGCTTTATAAGCTCCCTCGATGGCATCTTCACTTAATTCGCCGCCAGCAAACATACCGGTCACTTCGCTGACCAGTTCTTCAATATCTTTCGCTGCTTTTGCGCCGCCTTTTTCATGGGCTTCTACAACATAGGTGCCGCTGCTTCCCAGCAGATACTCAGTAGTAGTATTCAGCGCATCCGCGATTTTCTGGATCGTGACCATATTGGATGGTTTACGGCTGCCAAGCTCATAATTCTGAATTGTGCGGGCGGTTACACCGGCCTTCTCTGCAAGTTCTACCTGAGTTAAATTGGCTTCTGTTCTTTTTTCTTTCAACCTTTCTTTGAAGACCATAGGAATACCTCTTTCTTTTTTGATGACGAACACGAACACTATTTCATAAAAGACTATTGACACGAAAAACTGTACTTGCTATAATGACGATGAAAACACGAAATACAATTCGTGTAATTATAGTATCACAAGAAATGCTGTGTGTCAATGCGTTCGTGAAAAGTTGTTCGTGCTTTCACGAACGGAGAGGAGGAATACGGGATGCAAAGAGTGATTCTTCATTGTGATATGAATAATTTCTATGCCTCTGTCGAGTGTATGCTGAACCCGGAACTGAAGAACAAGCCGATGGCAGTGTGCGGTTCTGTGGAGGAACGGCATGGCATCGTACTTGCGAAGAACTATGCAGCAAAGGCGTTTGGCGTTTCCACGGGAGAGGCAATCTGGCAAGCAAAGCAGAAGTGCCAGGATCTTGTGATCGTGGAGCCGCACTATGAGCAATATATGAAGTTTTCAAAGCTGGCTCGTGAAATATACGGTCGCTATACCGATCAGATCGAGCCGTATGGGATGGACGAATGCTGGCTGGATGTGACCGGAAGCGGCTGCATGGGAACCGGATTTGAAATTGCAGATGAGATTCGCAGAACCGTTAAGTTTGAACTGGGTCTTACGATTTCCGCAGGAGTGAGCTTCAATAAGATTTTTGCCAAGCTTGGGTCGGATATGAAAAAGCCGGATGCGATTACCTGCATCGAAGCAGATTCGTTCCGGGAGAAGATTTGGTGTCTTCCTGCCGCTGACTTGCTTGGAGTCGGCAGAGCGACCGAGAAAGTTCTATCTGGTTATGGAATTCATACGATTGGAGAGCTTGCTGCAACATCGGATGATTTCTTGAAGTGCCGCCTTGGAAAGAATGGACTGGCGATTAAGAAATATGCCAATGGGCTGGATGATTCACCGGTTATGCGTTCCGATTATGTCTCTCCGGTAAAAAGCATTGGGCACGGGATAACGACCATGCAGGATTTGGAGAATAACGCCGAAGTCTGGTGTGTCATGCTGGAGCTGGTGCAGGAGATCGGAACCAAGCTGCGAACGCATAAAAAGAAAGCAGGCGGAATTGCAATTTCCATCCGCAACAATGAGCTTTTCACGAAGGAGTGGCAGTGCCGGATTAGCATTCCGACACAAAGCCCTACCTATCTGGCGAAAACCGCATTTTCTTTGTTTGCAAAGAATTATCAGTGGGAACACCCGATTCGTTCGGTGACGGTTCGGGCAATCAACCTGTTTGAAGAGGATTGTCCGATACAATACGACCTATTCACAGATGTGAAATCACTGGATCGCCAGGAACGGCTGGACGCAGCGATTGAGCAGATTCGATTCCGATTCGGGAAAGATGCGATTAAAAATGGGGTACTTTTTCAGAAAAGCAAGATGCCGACAGAGCGAAAAGTGGATTTGGTCATGCCGACAGGAATGATTGGTTAATACAGCACCGGTAGAATCTGGTGAGTTCTTTGCTAAAAGAAGTCAACACATTCGCCGGTTTACAGAGGAGGAGCGTAGAATATGTCGGAACAGAAATGTAGAAAAGTATATGTACCTGTGAATTTGGATGTGGATGCGGAGGGAAATATCCGTCCGCGTCTGATTCGGTGGATTGACGGACGGGTGTATGAGATCGACCGATTGAAACATAAGTGCCGGGCTGCTTCCACGAAGGTAGGTGGCTGCGGAATCCGCTATACGGTCATGATCGGTGGGCATGAGAGTTTCCTGTACAACGAAGATGAAAAATGGTTCGTTGAAGCAAAGGAGCCGTGCCTATGATCCTTTCGCAGAAAAACATAGAAGAAATCGCTGTTGCAGTGATAAGAGATTTTCAAAAGTCCTTTTTCGGCAGCGAAGCAGATGATCCGGCAAGATTCGCACTTCCGACACCCATTGACCAGTTTGCATCCGATTATCTGAACCTGAAGGTGTCATTTCAAAAGTTGTCCTCGAACGGAAGCATCTATGGTCTGACCGCGTATGTGGATACAGAATATCAGATTGAAGTCGATGGAAGTCAGAGGAGCATCTTCCTGAAAACCAATGATGTGGTTCTGGACAAGAGCTTCATTGAACCGGAGAATATACGGAAACTCTGCGGAAAACGCAGGTTTACGCTGGCACATGAGTGCGCTCACCAGATATTGTTTCAGCTGGATGCCGATGACCGAAAGATAGCCTGCCATAAGAGACCGGAAGTGAGGAAAAAAGGTTCCCGCGTTCTGAGAACGCAGGAAGATTGGAACGAGTGGCAGGCCAATTCGCTGGGAGCTGCCATCCTGATGCCCCAGTCAGAAGTGGATCGGGCGATGTGGTTCATCAACAGCAGAAAGCCTCTGACATGTTATGGATGGCGTTTTTATAACAAAGACCAGGTGAAGATAGATACTTTCTGTGGTGTCTTTGGCGTTTCGAGATCGGCAGCTGCTATCCGCTTGGAACAACTGGGCTATCTGAACCGGAAAAAGGATTATGAATATCGTGATCCATTGGAGGTGTGGCCATGAGCAGGAATATCAGAGTATCGGAACCATCTGCGGAAATGCAGATTAAAATCATCCGGGCAAAGGATGCGATTGCTTCGCAAAAGCCCAGGATTGTCAGGTGCCCTTATTGCCGACACAATTCAATCATCGTCTTTGAGGATACCAGAGGACATGTGCAGACCAAATGCAAGGCCTGCGGACGAGAGACCGTCTTCAATGTTTTGGAGATGAGAAGATTACGGAGATTGCAGCTCTACTATTCGTCTCTGAATGGTTGAGATGACAATAAATAACCCTATTAACACAATTTTATAAGTCATAGCTGTGCTGTGGAGCCGCTGACAGGCGAAGTCTTCCGAATGCCGCATGAGACAGAATTATGGGATACCCATGTTCTGTTTTATCGGCACAGGATTTTTCTTCACCGTCATGCGGCTCTTTTTTTGACCTTCCGTCGATCCGGTTCTGTACCGGCTGTGCGGAAGGAGAAACGTATGTATTTTGACGCAAAAGAGTTTGGTAAGAGACTTCACGATGTTCGCACTTCCCGTGGCATTACGCAGGAGGAACTGGCGGTTCGCCTGGGCCTGGCAAGCAAGCAGCATGTCAGCCGCATGGAGAACGGTGAACGCAGCTGCTCTATTGACTTGCTGATTGAACTGTCCTGCATCCTCCATGTCAGCACGGATTATCTTCTGATGGGCAGCGAGCCAAGCAAAGAGGAAGTCAAAAATGATCTTCTTAGTATTATTTCGGAGCTGTCTACGATTGCGAAAAAAATCTAAAAAGCATTAGGTGCAATATAACTGCTGACGGCGTAGAATCATGGTGGCTATCTTGGTGGATACCTTGATGGGTGTCATCCTCTAAGTTATCATGGGTTGCGTCATAGGACTTATCATTGGCTGTACCCATGATAGAGTGAGCATGAGTGATTTGAGCACCCTCACTGCCGTGGGCAATAAGGTGGATACAAAGATTCAAAACTGTGTGTGGGATGTCCGGCGATTTATCTTGCTCACTAACTTGGTCATTGACTAAGTTTTTCTGACTAAGTTGGTAAGTTACATTTTTCAAGATGACTCTGAAATCTTTTGCCGTTGAGAAAATTTTCGGATTATATGCCGCTGTATATCCAGGCGGCTTTTCGGTTTCCCTGACGATTTTGCGTAGGCCGCTTCCATGACGCTCCATGTATTTCATGCGGTGGAACGGATCAGCAATCACAGGGCTTGCCATATTGAACGGATACTTTTTAGTGTCAAAAACAAATCAGAAAATAAAAACGGAAAATCCGTTGATATTTTCTGATTTGCGGCGTATAATAAGATTATAAGAAAATAAAAACGAAAAAACTGTTTTTAGAGGAGGGCTACCTATGAAAATACTCCGCATCACCGCACAAGGACTCCCATTATTCAAAAAAGACTTGGATATTTGCTTTTATACGCAGCAACGTGTTTGCGAAGAGGACAAAGATAGTCTTTACCGTTTGACGGATAACTACTATCTCCACTCTGCCTGTGCTTTCATTGGAATTAACGCATCTGGCAAGACCTCGGTATTAAAGGTCATTAGCTTGGCCTTAAATATTGTGAAAAATGAGCCCATCAATCATGTGGAGGCAAAAAGCATTCTTGGCGGAGCGAAGAATGTTACAATCCGCACATATTTTTATGATAAGCGTAGCTACGTCTGCTGCTTGGAAACTGTAATTGCGGCAAAGAAGTCGAAAACAGGGGAATATGTGTATTCGATTCTGTCTGAAAGCCTTTGGGAAAAACCGATTGCAACCGTTAAGTCGAAAAAGTATCTGACAGATTTTACAGGAATGAAGCCTGTAGAGCAGCGCAATAGCGATGAAGCATACCTTTCTGATGATGTCAGCTTTGTCATTGCACATAATAAAAAAGCGAATGATACAGTGGAAATATTCAGCCTGCTTTCCTATACGAATGTGAATGTGCTTCCATTTACCGAAGATATTCCATTGGAGGTAATTGCATTTCTCGATCCGACCATTGAGAAATTGTGTTTTGAGCAGACAGAGGGAAAAACATTTATCCATTTGAAGTTTAAGGATGAAGAAGAGATTATCCTGAATAATGCGGCAGACCTTGAGCAGTATCTGTCCTCTGGTACGATTAAGGGTATTATTACATTCTCGATGGTAAAGGAAGTTCTTCATTCAGGTGGTTATCTTCTGGTAGATGAAATAGAGAATCATTTCAACAAGGAAATTGTAACGACCTTAGTGCGCTTCTTTATGGACAGCCGACTGAACAAAAATGGCGGAACGCTTATTTTCACTACGCATTATCCGGAACTGCTGGACGAATATGACCGAAATGACGGAATTTGTATCGTTAGAAACCGTAATGGCATTACAGCAGAAAATCTGAGCTATATATTGAAACGTAATGATATTAAAAAGAGTGATGCTTACCAGAGCGGCTTCCTTGAGGGAACAACGCCAGCATATGAAGCGTATATGCGCTTGAAGAAAAGCCTGGCTGCTTCAATCAATTAAGGAGGCGGCAGAATGGAATTAGCAAAATACAAGGCGTGTATATGTGAAGGCTCTGCCGAAGAAGCTATTATCGACATACTGGTTGATAATGATCTTCTGATTTTCAACAGAGAAGAAATGTTGGAAGAACGTGTCATCCGTTGCAGAAGTGCTAAACGATTCGAGGAGCGATACTTACGGAAAGGATTCGATGAGCAGATTTCTGTGATACGGATTTTGGATTCTCGCAGAGAGGAATTTCGATTGAGTAAAGCATATGAGCAGAAAATTGACGTGGTAAATGTCATTACTGCTCCAGAAATTGAAATGCTGATTATTCATGCGGAAGGAGCATATGATCAGTTTAAGCGTTCTGGAAAAAAACCAAGCGAATTTTGTAAAATAAATCTTCGGATGCATGATGTGAAGTCGTATGATTTTGTGAAGCAGTATTTCAGTAATCCTCAGCTCTTGGTGAAAGCCATAAAAGAGTATCGCAGAACAGCAAATATCCCCAAAGGAGAATACAGCTTGTCTGATTTGCTGAGATGAGCGTTGCTTTTTTGATACATTGGCCGTGACTCAAATGGTCACCAGGAGATAAACGGGTACCAGTTTATAGAAAACAGAATAGAATCGTCTTTGATGCCTCGTTGGGAAACCAACGGGGTATTTTTTTGCCTCAATCCGGCTGTATAGAACACTGAAAAAGTCAAAACGAACCGTATGTAGTCCTGCAAGGACAACCAAAGTGCGCCTACGAGGCCAACGCGAAACCGGAGGATTCTTGTTAAACTTACTTTGTAAGGACGAAAGTCCGGATGTCCCTTGAAAGCTGAATACTCATTCTTCAGGTACATTCCTGTTTGGTCGAGCCTTCGACTGCACGCCATGAAGCCCATCGGAGCGATAGCGGTTTCGCAGAAGCAAATGCCGGATTGCAACCGGCGGCGGTGTTAAAGCCGGACAGGGACAATGATACTTCCGTAATTCGCGGTCCGGCCATAAGGAAGGCGGGATGGTTAAATTCCAATGGAGCAGTGAAGCACACTGCCGCCTGTGAGAAATCCTACATCTCTGGGGTGATAAGAAAAAGTACAGAGAAACCATATTTTCAGAAAGCGCTGCCGGGTGCTGTATCAGCATGATACCTGGCAGGCTTTATCCATATCAGTGTATGGAGATTGGAGACAACAGCATATGAAAGAAAACTGGGTTTATCGGCGAGGTGATTTATATCTCGCCAATCTCGGTGTTCCGGTCGGATCAAAGCAGGGCGGTGTTCGTCCTGTTGTGGTTCTTCAGAATGATGTCGGCAATTATTATGCGCCGACGATCACGATTGCTCCGCTGACATCGAAAATTGAGAAGAAGCGAAAACAGCCAACGCATTTCTTTCTCCGTAAAGCAAAGGGACTGGCAAAACCGTCTATGGTATTGGCAGAACAGCTCGACACCTGCGACAAGATATGCGTGATTCGCTATCTTGGGCGGGTAAGTAAGGGGCAGATGCGTGGGATTGATGAAGCTGTAAGGATTCAACTTGGATACTACATTCCGGAACAAGCAGAAAAAAAAAGACAGGGCAAATGCCGAAAGGATGGCGAAGAAGGCGATGGATAAACTGATTACAAGGAAAGAAGCAGCCAGTATACTGGGAATCAGCGTAAAAACACTGGATGCTGCAAGAACAGACGGTTTGATCTCCTATGTTCAGTATGTGGAAAACGGCTGCGTTTATTTCACGGAAGTGGGGATTCAGGAGTACATTGCAAAATGTACGCACCGTGCAAAACCGATGGAACGTGCTGCGACATATCGCAAACCTCGAAGCTTTCGGCGGTGAAAATCGACATCGTTGAGTATGGACGATGAATCCGCAATAATGAAAGCATCAACAGGATTGGAGGTAATGATATGGCGGCAAGAAGAATGATGCTTCCCGATTATGGTACGGTGAGTATGAAGGGAACGCAATATTATCGAACCCGTGTAACAGATCAGCAGGGACGGCGGGTTTCCTTATATGCAAGAACGAGAGAGGAACTGTACCAGAAGGAACAGGAAGCAATCCAGCAGATTGAGAACAAGACGTATTGCCGCAGTACACCTACAGTGGAGGAGTATTGCGAGAAATGGCTGCTGATGCAGTCGGCACAGATCAGGATGACAACGCTGATTGACTATACATCGAAAGTGAAGAACTACATCATCAAGCCATTGGGCGATATGCATATGGGAGATGTAACAGCAGATGACATTCGCCTGGCACTGTTGGCGGCATCGAAAAAGTCGGCATCCGTGTACAAATCAGTGAATGTTCTATATAAGTGTATTTTCACGGCAGCAATGGAGAGTAAGATCATTGATGAGAATCCGACCATCTATCTGAAGAAGAATGTGGGCGGGATTCCCCAGAAGGACCGCCTCCCGCTTACGGATGAGCAGGTGGATAAGCTGCTGGATGCCATTTACGGCTTACCGCCGTATGTGTTCGTGATGCTGGGGCTGTACGCAGGATTGCGGAGAGAAGAAATCCTCGGACTTCAATGGGATTCGGTGTATCTTGATTGCGAGGCTCCGTACCTTACCGTTCGGAGAGCCTGGCATACGGAGCATAATCGTCCGGTGATTCTGACAGAGCTGAAAACAAAGGCAGCGCATCGGAATGTCCCTCTGCCGGACAATCTTCTGGAATGTCTGAAAGAGGCGAAGAAGACATCGACATCGGATTTTGTGGTTGCAAACCGGGATGGAGACCCGTTGTCCTATACGCAGTTCAAGAGATTATGGCAGTATATCGTAACCCGTACCACCAAGGAACGCTGCTATTACCGCTATGAAGATGGCAAGAGGGTGAAGCATACGGTGAAGCCGGTTCTGGGGCAAAAGGCAGCACACAATGGAAATGTGGTTTACAGTCTGGACTTTGAGGTGACTCCGCATCAGCTGCGGCACACCTACATTACGAATCTGATTCATGCTTCGGTTGATCCGAAGACGGTTCAGTATCTTGCCGGTCATGAAAGCAGCAAGATCACCATGGATATTTACGCCAAGGTGAAATATAATCGCCCAGAGCAGCTCGCAGGAGTGCTGGAAGATGCTTTTGCATCGTGGGATTAAGAGTAAATCAGAAAGAAATTAGGGCAGGGATGGTCAAAAATCCCTGCCTTTTTACATACATTCGACATCCTTGAAGGAAGTGCTGTACGCCATGATAATAAAAGTGACAACACGCAATGTATGAAGATAGATAGGAGGAGAACACATGGCTAAAGGGAAAAAGCGTCCTGCTGAACTTCCGGAATACGGAACAGTGATGATGAAAGGGGTACAGTATTACCGCACCCGGATTACAGATGCAGACGGAAAGAGAGTGGCGATTTACGGGCTGACACGCGAAGAATTGTATGACCGGGTGGAAGATGCCCAGAAGAAAATCGCGGAAGTGGTTTTCCATAGAGAGAATCCGACCGTGGAAGAGTACTGTGAAAAATGGTTGCTGATGCGGTCTGGAACGGTAAGAACTAATACGTTGGAAGGATACGCACGGATGGTGAATCGGTACATCGTGGGTCCGATTGGACAGATGTATATGGACGAGGTGACCACAGATGACCTGCGGCTGCTGATGGTTCCGTTATCAAAAGGTTCTTCCGGAATGTATGGTCAGCTCAATATGCTGATTAAGAACATTTTTAATTCAGCAGAAGAGAGCAAGGTGATTAAAGAGAATCCATCCAAAACGATTTGCGCAAGAGGCGGAAAGCCAGCGAAACGGCGCGAGGCTTTGACGGATGAACAGACTGCCATTTTGCTGGATAGCATTCGTGAGCTTCCACCGTATGTCTTCGTGATGATCGGTTTGTACGCGGGATTGCGTAGAGAAGAGATCCTTGGATTAAAATGGGACTGCGTATTCCTGGATGAAAAAACGCCGTACATTTCGGTAAGGCGTGCATGGCATGTGGAAGGCGGTGAGCCGGTAGTCAACACGCTATTGAAGACACCGGCAGCAAAACGAGATGTTCCGATTCCAAAATGCCTGGTAGCCTGTCTCAAGGACGAAAGGGAAAAATCAGAATCGGAATATGTGATCTCGAATTCGAAGGGAACTGTTTTGACGGAAACACAGTTTGTGAGAGTCTGGAAGTACATAACAGTCCGTTCTACTGCAGAACGCTGTTATTACACTTATGTAAATGGACAGTCCATCAAGCATAGAATAAAGCCAAGGCTTGGTGAGCATCAGCCGAATAATCCCAAACTGGTGTATACGATGGACTTCAAGGTGACTCCGCACATGCTGCGGCACACCTACATCACCAATCTGATTTACAAAGGTGTTGATCCTAAGACGGTGCAGTATCTGGCAGGCCATGAGAACAGCAAAACGACTATGGACATCTATGCGAAAGTCAAGTATAATAAACCTGAGGAATTAAGCAGCGTTGTGAATGCTGCATTCGGGCTGCGTTAAACTGCACCAAAAATTTCGCGATTTCGTGGGTTTACCTATGGGTTTACTGAGAGAGGAAAGCCCGAAAAACCGCATGAATACTGGTCTTTTTGGATCAAGGTCAGGTGAGTACGGTCTCAAAGCAGCTCGTAGAGCTCCACAGTTCTCAAAGAGATAATTCAACCGAATATCAAAAGAACATCAAAACCCTTGGAAATCCAGTATTTTCAAGGGTTTTCTTTATGTCTACGTTTTTATAAAAAGTCGTGAAAAGTGGTCGATTTTTTTCAGTAGCACACACGTAGCACACACGTAGCACACAAATTTGCTTGACAAATTTTGGAAATGCTGATATTATGCGTACAATCTAATAAAAGGCTTTCTTGTGGGGCAACTGTAGAGGATTTAGGGGCAATAATCCAATATGGTACAGGAAAACCAAAACTTAAAGCATATATACAGACAATATGTTATATTAAGTTTACGCAAAAATAAAAGAGGTATATTCTTTTTGGAAACATACCTCTAGTTAACTATACGGTTTTTATGTAACGGTTTATTTTATTGCAATTTAATAACTCTGATGTAATATAATAGATACAGGGGCATGAAGTAGGCGATAATTAGAAAGAGAGCATTTAATGCCGGTTATCGAGTCAAAAAAGGTTTTCAGCATTATCATTATAACAATGCTGTATTTACAAACTATAACGGTGAAAGATTGACCGGGTTTAATGTTTGGAACATGTCAACTAATACGCTTGAATGGGCTAGTGGCTGTTATGATAATAATTATGACCATTTATGCACATTAGAAGATGTTGAGGGCTTCTTAAAATCGGTATATGAAAAAGCCGGTTTAGAATATTAAAATCATAATGCCTGCAATATGCAAAACAAAAACCGTTACCCAAAAGTAGGAGGGTAACGGTTTATTATATGTGGTATACTATGCTTTGCTTTGCTGTTCGTAGGCTTCTAATGTCTTGTAATATAATCTTCGTTGTCTAAGCGGTAAAAAGTCTATAAGGTCTTTGCCGTAATAGCGATTAAGAGAAAGAACAGCATACACATAAAGGTAGTCTGCACCTATTCCGGCAGGCAGATAATAGGCGAGTTCGACTAAGTCTTTATGGTGCTTTTCTTCGCTCCTGTTGAATACCTTATTATATTTGTCTGTGGTCTGCTTTTCGGTCTGCTTTGCTCCATTCATAAAACCATAGTTGTATATATCTGCTATTATTTGCATTAATGCTTCATCGTTTCCACTCTGTACTGCTGCCCTTATATTTTCGGCATACTCGCATAATTGCAAGCCCTGCAAATCAAATTTATCTGTTACAGGGTGCTTTGCAGTGAATTTATCGGTTGCACTCTTAATTTCTGTTATGTTCATGTTTTTAGTTGCTTTCATGGTTAAATCTCCTTTTACTTAATTCAAGGGATATGATATAATAAAATAATCCCTTATAATGTTTCGTCGTGGTTATGTTATTTTGGGTTGTGCTCTATGGTATTTATTATCATAGAGCATTTTTTGAATCAATCATATTGCATCACGCTCCTTTCAAATTTTGTCGATTGCTTCAAGTAATGTTTCTATTTCAAAATGTGTATAAACTTGCTGTGTTACTCCTTGCCCTTTATGCCCTACAATGCGCTTTATTGTACGTTCATCGACATTTACAGCCGTTAAAAGTGAAACACATGTATGCCGGCAGTCGTGCGGTCTATGCTTCATATTAAGCGGTAATAATAGTGGTTTCCAATAACTATCATAATAGTTACGGTATTCAAAGTGTTTACCGTCAGGTGTACTTAATAAGTATTCGCAATCATTCTTGTTGTACCAATATTCAAAGAACGGCAAGACTTTTTTACTAATCGGTACTTTTCTAATACCGGCTTGCGTTTTAGATTCCGTTACATCAAACCAACGTTCTTTTAGATTTATATTTTCTTTCTTTAAATCCAATAGCTCCGATACTCTGACACCTGTATATATGAGCATTAGCATAACCGTGTAATATTCGTTAGCATCTTTACAAGTCCATAATTTAGCAATTTCAGAAGTACTAAACGGCTCACGATTATATGCGTTAGGGTTTCCGGCTTTATTAATGTCGATATATTGCACTTTGTTGCGGTCGGGCGGTATTATGTCATGAATTACAGCGTATTTGTATAACATGCCTACTAAAACCTTGTATTTTTTAAGCGTAGGTGTATTTTTCCCGGAATTATCAGCAATAAATTGTAAATCGTCTAATGTAATATCAACAAAACGTTTATTGACTAGCGGAGCGCATAGAAGAAATGCGGCCTTGTATCCTTTTATATTGCTTTCTGATACAGTCGGGAAATGTTCGGCGCTCCAACGGTCATACACTTCTTGTAACGTGATTTTAGACGATTCTAAATCAAATGGTGATTTGTTATATTCTGCAAGTGCTTCAAGTGCCTTATTTTTAGTTTCATAATAGCCAATTGTTTTTCGTATCTGCTTTTTTCCGGTTTCTACATCAAACAGCCAACGTTCTGTAACAATAGCCCTATATGGACACCTGCGCTTGCCTGGTAACTTATAAACTGAACCATAACCATTAGGTAGCTTCATTATGTATCACTCTCCTTTTGTCCTAATTTTGGTAAAAATTCTGCTGATAATGGAGCTTGAATTTTAGATTTTTTATCTATCTCGCCAAAATATTCTTTTAATTCTTCATCGTTTACCGTATTTTCTATAACTCCTTTTAAATACACATTTGCAGACTCGTTAAAAAAACGAGATACAGTAGAATCGTTAATAGCATTGTTTAAAAATTGGTCAATTTCTGCGCCACTTGCCATTTTGCATTTTTCGTCAAATTTAAGCGTTAAATGAGGACGCAAATAATTATAGCCTAATAAATTCCTAATTTCTCCGAGAACAAGCAAAAGGCCATGTCTTGAAATCATTTTATCAAATATCTTTTTTCGTTCAGATGATAAATTAAATATTTTTTCTATTGTATCATCAGATAAGTTTAAATAATCTGCAATAGATTTAATAGATTCTGTTTTTGATTTTGGAGAAACATTATCGAGTATATAATCAACAGAAACATTAAATACTTTTGAATATGCTACCAGTTGCTCAGGTGTGGGAGACTGCGAACCATTTTCGATTCGTGATATAACGCTTCTATTAATTTTTTTCCCCATAATAACTTCATTAATTTTATCGACAAGCTCTTTTTGCGTCATTCCGTTTTCCATTAGATTATCATTTTTTCGTTTATTTTGTCTCAAAGATTCGTATATATTCATATAAAAATTACCTCATATTTATAAAATGAACGTATAAATTAGTGTGTTCAAATAATGAACATGAAAATATATAAGTTCAAATAATGAACATGCATTAAACTTTTTTGCACAAACAACAAGTAAGCGTGTTATTGTATACTCATAAAATGAACGTTAGCAAAAATGATGTTCAATTTATAAACACAATAGCACTTGCAAGTGAAAATGTCAACAACAACAAATAAAAAAGATGAGGTATTTTAAATGAAAAATAAAGATATACGAGAATATGCAAAAAGTCACGGCGTTAAATTATGGCAGATAGCGGCAGAGCTAAACATGAATGACGGTAATTTTAGCAGAAAGTTAAGATACGAGCTATCAGATGAAGCAAAACAGCAGATTTTTAAAATCATTGACGCATTAGCAAAATAAAGGCGGTGCAATATGAATGATGAAGCAATGGGTAATGTTCCTGTAAATGTGGCTGCAAAGGTTTTAAAAATGGATTCTCAAACAGTCAGATTGCTAATACAACAAAATCTTGTGCCGTGGGGAATCTGTTTTAAACGAAAAGGAAGCCACAAATTTACATATCTTATTTATGCAAAACAATTTGAAGAGTTGACCGGCTACAAGTACACCGGGGAAAGCGAGGATAAATAAAATGTTAACAAGAGTCAAATTAAAGCCGTTACGGAAAATATCGCAGTTGAAGAACTTAAGCGCGTTTGATTGTGTGGGCTGTGAACGTTCAGGGAACTTATTTACTTTAACGTTTCAGATTATAGACAATGACGGAAACGAGCTATTACAAGATTTATCAATAGAATTTTCAAGGGGTAAAATGCCTAAATTGTATATATCCGATTTGTACGAGTACGGAAATGGAGATAAACAATAATGAAAGATAAGCAGGAATTAAAAGACGAGCAAGAATTTTATCTTAAAACTTGTAAAGAGTTTGGAGAGCAACGAGATCAACAAGACGATAAAAGCCAAGAATGGCACACTTGCGAAGGGATAGCGCAATTATGCAATGAATGCGCGGAAGAGATAAGGCATAAACTATGTGAAATGGGGTGTACCGATTGACTAATAAAGAATTAGCATTACATGCTGTATTATCAAACCTCAAAGAGATAAGTTGTTCAAATGGTGTACACCATTGCATATGTCCATGCCATGATGATAATAAACCATCACTAGATATTGCACTAGGAAATATAAAAGTTGTTGGAGATTGCAAAGCGGGGTGTAAATACAGTGATATTGCCAATAAAATAGGAGTGCCACAGGAACAATGGTATTATGATTATTATGACAAGAAACAAGACGGGTTTAATAGTTTTCAATATAAAGAAAAGCGGAAAATGTATATTGAGAGCAGAGAAAAACGAAAAATAGAAGCAATTTATAATTACTTTTTCCGTAACGGTCAATATGCTTTTACAAAAGTAAGGCTACAAGGAAAACGTATTATTTATGGCAGAGTAGAAAATGAGAGATTTATATATGGTTTATCTCGTAACAAGCCGAGAAAAAGTTATCGGGCGGTATATGGCAATTTAAGAGACATAAAAAAGGCGATTGATGATAATAAGCCTATATTTATTGTCGAGGGCGAAAAAGATGTAGATACGCTAACTAAACACGGCTACACAAGTTTTACATATGGCGGTGTGAACGACTGGCAAAGCGATTTTGCAGAACTTGTAAATGGTGCAATGGTGATAATTCTCGCTGACAATGATAAACCGGGGATAGACGTAGCAAATAGGATTTATGAAGATGTCGTGTCGGTTGCAAAGAGTGTAAAAATCATGGTACCTATGCCAGACATACCCAAGGCAGACATTACAGATTATTTTGAGAGCGGAAAAACGAACGCAGATTTTGAAAAATTAATTAATAATGCCGTTACAAGTAACCGTATAGAGGGCAAAAAAGCACCTAAAAAGACTCTTGAAAGCACATTGAAAGAAATACATGCCGAGAATTATGAAACATCAGATAAGGGCAATGCAAGGCTATTTGCGGACATATTCAAGGACAAACATCGGTATTGCTCTACACGTAAAGACTTTATGTTATTTGACGGTAAGCGTTGGATTGATGATTTAGAGGGCTTATCTGCAAGAAAATCTGCAAAGGAGCTTTCAGATGCACTTATTAGATATGCTGTAACAGTTGATACAGACGGAAAATATCTAAAAGCGGTTACACCATTATGCAATCTTAGAAACAGAAATAACATGTTGCAGGATTCAAGGGATTTATCATACTTCACGAATGAGCAATTAGATGTAAATGACTATATTTTAAACGTACAGAATGGCACACTTGATTTATCAGGCGATAAACCTATATTTATGGAACATAGCCCGGATATGCTATTATCAAAAATCTGTAATGTAAATTATGAGCTAGGCGCAAAGTGTGAGGTATGGGAAAAATTTATAAACGAAATCATGCAGAATGATAAAAGCAAAATCGAGTATCTGCAGAAAATAGCCGGATTGTCATTAACTGGCAACACATCGGAAGAAACAGCTTTTATCCTATATGGCAGCACGACAAGAAACGGAAAGTCTACATTTTGCGAAACGCTTATATATCTTTTAGGCGATTATGCTCTAACTATGAGACCGGAAACATTAGCAACTAAACAAAACACAGATTCAAGGCAAGCAAATGGAGATGTAGCCCGGCTTTGCGGTTGTCGCTTTGTAAACGCAAGTGAGCCACCAAAACGAATGTTATTTGATACAGCATTGTTAAAGTCACTGTTAGGTCGAGACTCAATTACTGCGCGTTTCCTGCATCAAAGAGAATTTGAGTTTATACCTAAATTCAAGCTAGTAATTAACACAAATTATTTACCTGTAATTACAGATGACACGATTTTTTCAAGCGGTCGTTTAAATGTGGTTTCTTTTGATAGGCATTTTGAGCCACACGAACAGGACAAGCATTTAAAAGACAAGCTACGCAGAAAAGAGGAACTATCAGGAATTTTAAATTGGTGCTTAGAGGGATTAAGACTATATCGCAAAGACGGATTAAAAGCCCCGGAAGCAGTACAAAAAGCAACGAACGCGTACAGGGCGGATTCTGACAAAATCGGAAATTTTATTAATGAGTGCTTGAAAAAGACAGATACAAACAGCAAAGCAAAAGAAATATACGATTGTTATGTTAAATGGTGCTCCGATAATGGTTATGGCATCGAAAACAAAGGCAATTTCTTTGCAGAAATGAAGAATAAAGGATTATTTGCGACAAGCGGAACCGTTACAGGAAAAACCGTAAAGAATGTGATTAAAGGTTATGTAATAGATACTGATTTTCAAACTGTAAATGATGATTCTGAAATACCTTTTTGTTAGTAAATGTGCAAAATATGCAATTTACATGTAAAAAACATATAGTAGAAAACATAGAAAATTTACATTAAAAATGCACATTTTGCACAAAACCCATAAAATAAAGGCTTTTAGCCAATTATTAAATCTGAATTTAACGCATAAAAAATACATGTTTTTTGTAACGGTATTTGAAAGCAGGTGAAACAATGGATTATTTCAAAATGTATAAAGACATATGGGAACTGCATAAAAAGTACATTGATAAAGTCGATTCAAGAGATGATGAGATATGGAAAAGCATTATAGTTGAAGCGGACGAGCTAACGAAAAAATATGATAACTGCAAGTTTATCAAAAATTTAGTCATGGCAGAGCTAGAAGAATTTGAGAGGTTGCATCATGAGCGGACAAAGTAAAGAATACAGAGAATACATGAAATCTGATTCATGGGAGCGCAAAAAACGCGAAAGATTAAAGATAGACGGTTATAAATGCACAGCCTGCGGATATTCTGCAAAACCTAATGTATTAATGGTACATCATTTAACATATGCAAGATTAGGTAATGAAGATGAATGGAAAGATTTAGTTACGTTATGCCCCATATGTCATAGAAAAATACATAATATGCTTAGGCGCAGGCAAGCACCGGAATAACCAAGCTCAACAAGTGTATACACATCATAAAAAGACACAAAATGTGCATGAAATATATAGAAAGTAGGTAAAAACATGGCAAGAGCAAATAATTTTCCACAAGCAGGACTTGAAAAGATAGACCCTAAGACAGTACAAGCGATAACAATGTCATTAGTCGATTTGTATAACAAGGGCAAGCCCAAAACAGATAATGAAGTACGGCAGAGAGTAAACGAATACTTTGAGTATTGCCAAGCTTCAAGCCTTAGGCCTGGAGTAGAAACACTTAGAACGGCTTTACATGTGTCAAGGTCAACTTTATATGAATGGTCACAAGGCCGTAATTGCTCATCTGAAAGAGCGGAGATAATACAAGGCGCAAAATCTATTATAGATTCATTTTTAGAACAAGCAATGCTATCAGGCAAAGTAAACCCGGCTACAGGTATATTTTATTGTAAAAATTGGCTAGGTTATCATGATAGCATATCTCTTGAAGAGAGTTTGCCAATGACAAGCACACAAGAAGCGTTAAGAGCGGAAGATTTGCCAAAATTGGGCGCAGAAGAATAACACACGGTTTTATTGTAACGGTCACTATTAAAATTTATATATAGCTCAAATGAGCGGAAAGTAGGTTAATTATGAAGTATCAGAATTATTTAAACAATGTATTAAAGTTATTGCAGGATTACAGAGATTCAGTCAATGGAGTAAAAGCAATTTACGACAGCGACAAGGCAAAGCACGACAGAGAGTTAAAGGATATGCAAGGCAAATATACAGATGAGTATATAAAGGAATATGACAGCAAATGGAGAGCTTCAAACAATTACAAAGACATGCTCGATAAGGAGAGAGCAAAGAAGCAGAAATTAGCGAATCACAATTTAGACATAATGAAAAATCAGATTGATAAATATTTTCAAGCTCCCGTAAGTGCAGATTTTGCAAACAAGATAATGGCTATTAAGTCAACCGGTATGCAGTTATCAAAAACAGAATACGAGCTTTTACAGAAGCAGGCCACAAGCTATATGGAACGTAGATTATTAAATGAGTTAGTGGCAAGCAGTGCAGACGATGCGGACAAGCTCGATATGCAATTATCCGCAGAAGTGCCTAATATTGATAGCATATATGGAGCATATAACCATATGAGGGAAAATGTCGATAATGCTTTTAATTTTTATTGTGGGGATGATTTATCGTTAAAAGAATACATTGATTGTGATTGTAACGATTATATCAATGCAAGCAATATAACACATGCAATAAAGTGCTTTGATGTAGATAGAAACGATAGTTATAAATCATTTATAAAGGCAATGAGTAGCGCAAATGACATATTAGATAAGGGCAACAGACCTAATGAGGAATTGTCAGACGATGAAAAATCTTTGATAAATGCTATTTTGCCGGATTATGACAAATACCCTATAGGCTCAAAGCTTCAAGCTGCAGAAATAGCGAAAACAAATGCAGAAATGGCAAGTTTGCTGTTACTCGATGAGCGTTACAGTGAAAGCGTGTCAAAAGCACTTGAAGAAAGCGTTTAAAAAGGTACACCTTTATAAACTACTTTAAAGCATAGAAAAACTAGCATATTTATAGTTTATAAAACCCTATATGATTATTTACAAACGTTTATAAAATACATTGACATTTATAAACAGTTTGATATAATAGACATATACCACGACAAAACAATATTTGAAAGTGAGGGATTATTATGATTTATGGATATGCTAGGGTTTCAAGCAAAGAGCAGAATTTAGAGAGACAGATTAAGGAGTTAAAAGGCGCAGGAGTAGAAGAAAGAAATATACTCATGGATAAGCAGAGTGGAAAAGACTTTAACAGAAAGTCATATAATCTATTAGTTGGTACAGATACCACAGCCCCACTATTACGTGAGGGCGATGTATTAACAGTATATAGCATTGATAGATTAGGTAGGAATTACACTGAAATAATGAAGCAATGGCAATATATAACACAAGAGATTAAAGCTGATATTAGAGTGTTAGACATGCCGTTACTTGATACACGCAATAATGGCGATAGTTTAGATAGTCGTTTTGTTGCAGACCTTGTATTACAGATATTATCATATGTGGCGCAGAAAGAACGCGAAAACATAAAGGTTAGGCAGTCGCAAGGAATTGCAGTCGCAAAGGAGCAGGGAAAGCATTTAGGCAGGCCTGCAGCAGAGTTTCCGGATAATTGGGAAGCTGTATATAATGAGTGGAAATCGCACAATATAACAGCAGTTCAGGCAATGAAGCAAACTAATCTAAAAAAGAATACGTTTTATAATCTTGTAAAGAGGTATGAGAACAAATAACAAAGAGGAACAGAGCTATTATAAAAAGCCCTGTTCTTTTCTTTTATGGGGTGCCCTAGGGGTGTATATGAAAAGTGAAAAAATGCCCCACTTAGCCCCTCAAATATCGACAAAAATAAAAAAGGCGGTGTGCATAATATGACAAATGAAGATATAGTTAAAGCAATACAAAACGGTTTTGATGTAACGGAAAATATGCAGTGGTTATATCAAAAGAATTTACCTTTGATAAAAATAATGATTAGACCGTTTACATTATACGAAAATGAAGAGGATTTATTACAAGAAGCATATTTTGGATTATGGGAAGCAGTACAAAGATATGAAACATCGGAAAATGTGTTATTTATGACATATGCCGGTTTCTGGATAAGGCAGGCAGTAAGACGATATATAGAAAACTGCGGTTCTGTAATTAGAATACCTGGTGTTAAGCAACAAAAGATAATTCGTTACAATAAAGCGATTCAGGAGCTGTCGCAGAAATTAGGGCGGACTCCTGCAAATAACGAAATTGCTGATTATATGAAAATCAATGAAAAAGAGCTTGAAGAGCTTGAATATTATTCGCAAAGCATAGCAAGCCTAGATGTTCCGATAAATGAAGATTCAGAATCAACGTTATCAGATAGTGTTAAAAGTGATTTTGAACTAGAAAACAGTGTTATTGATAAAATGTATGACGATTACACAAAAAGCGAACTATGGCGCATTGTAGAGCGTTACACAGGGCAATTAGAAAAACGTGTAATAAGGGAATATTATTTACATAACAAGTCACTAGCAATGATTGCAAATAAAGAGAATTTATCTATTTCACGTATTAAACAAGTAAAAGCGCGCGGTTTCCGTAGATTGAGAACAGGGCAAGCGAAAGAGGAATTATTACATAATTTTGAAAATGCAGAAAGCGGATTATATAGAAACGGAATGCAAAAATATAGTAATAATAATTTTACGTCTACTGTTGAAAAAATCGCATTATCTAAATATGAATTAAATGAAGAATATGAGAAGAGGTTAGCGGAAATGATACATTGTGAATCATAAAGCGCAAGTGTTTATAAGTGTTAAAACATGGTGATAAATGTTTTTTCGTAGCACTCTTATAGCACACAAAACGGCTAGAAAGCCTTATTTTATGGGGCTTGTAGTTCTCAAAGAGATAGTCTTTCGGAAAAGAGAATATCAAAAGTATATTACACCTCAGAACTTCGGTTCTGGGGTGTTTTTTGTGTGAATTATGATAAAATAAATATTATAATAAAAAGTAAACAAGTATAAGAGATAATATATTTTAATATTAATCAAAACAGAGAGAGTGATTATATGACAACTGTGAGCACCAAAAGTGGTAGAATTATAAAAGTTGTATCCAGAGAAGAAGAGAAGAGTACATTGACAGAATCGGATAATGAAATGGACAAAAGAGCAGTTGAAGCTGTTAAGGCAGCAATAAATAAAGCGAAAATATGTAAAAAACCTATAGCCGGTTATGATAATGAAAAGAAACAGGCTTATGTAGAGTATGCAAATGGGAAAAGAAAATATGTAAATATAGAAAACCTTTGATTCCTGTATTAGCGGGGCCAAATGGCTTGTAAAAATACACATATTGTGATAACGTAAGGGCGTATGAATGTCAGCGATTTTTGAAGACAGGCATTACAAATAATGAATAAGAGGCAGCAAAATGGATTTTGAAAGCAGAAGACAAAGAATTTTAGACAAGATGGAGGACAATTCTATAGCAATATTGTACTCAGGCATCGAGCATCATGTGAGTGCAGATGAGTATGATTTATTCACAGCACAGGCTAACCGCAATTTCTTCTATCTGACCGGACTTAGACGTGACAACATGGTCCTTGTCCTGGATAAATGTGTAGAGCCTGCTAAGACAATGCTCTTCATAGAGGAGGCAGACCCTACGATGGAGCGCTGGTACGGCAGAAAGGTGACTATGGAGGAAGCCGAGGAAATATCAGGAATTGATGAAGTAGAATACATTTATGAGCTTGAGAGTACACTGGACAGGATAATGACGCGTGAGGATGTATACACAGCATATTTTGACACGTATCGTCATCAGAAAGTGGATTTGCCGGATTACAATGTGGTAAAAGCCAATGAATTTAAGACAGACTATCCGGGAGTTGCTGTGAAGAATCTTTTCCCGCTTGTGGCAGAGGAGCGTATGCAGAAGGATGAGGATGAGATTGAGCTGACCAAAAAGGCAATCGCTCTCACAAAGGACGGACTTTGCAATGTAATGGCTAATTTAAAGCCGGGCATGAAAGAATATCAGGCACAGGCAGACTTTGAATATATCATAAGACGCGGCGGGGCAGAGTGGACAGCTTTTCCTACAATTGCCGGAAGCGGAATGAATGGAACAATGCTTCACTATGACACAAATCGTGAGACGATGGAGGATGGAACACTGGTTCTTCTTGACCTTGGAGCCAGAATAGATGGCTACAATTCGGATATTACGAGAACATATCCGGTAAATGGCAGGTTCACCGAGCGCCAGAAACAGGTATATGATATCGTGCTTGCCGCAAACCGAAAGATTGTCGAGGCTGCAAAGCCGGGAATGACTACAAAGGAATTAAATGAAGTATGTAAGGATGTGCTTGCAGACGGGCTTATGAAGCTTGGACTGATAAAGAATTCGGTAGAGATTTCTAAGTATTACATGCATGGCGTGTCACACCATCTGGGAATTGATGTGCATGACGTGACAGTTGACTCAAACAGCAGGCTTCGTCCGGGGGCAATCATCAGTGACGAGCCGGGGCTGTATATAGATGAATGGGAAATCGGTATCAGGATTGAGGATGATGTACTTATCACCGAGGATGGTGCAGTGTGTCTGTCGGAGGATATCATCAGAACCACAGAGGATATAGAGGCTTACATGGCTGAGCACAAAAAGAATTAATCGTGGTAAATGATAAATTTTACGGTTTATAATATTTTTATGTGACATAATCTGATTTATGTATTATAGTAGTGCTAGTACATCGAATAATAAGTTTCTGATGCATTGTTATTTCTTATTTGGTGTACTATAGTATAGCAGTTATTTTTTATTGCTGTATGGGTGCAACGAAAATAATTCGTTCGACAGATGGAAGGAGAACAACTATGGTAAAGAAGATTAATAGCAGTGAATTTGAACAGGTTAAAAATAATAAGGCTATCATTGTTGATTTTTCGGCAGAGTGGTGCGGTCCATGCAAGATGCTTGCGCCTGTAATGGAGCAGCTTTCTGATGAAATCACAGATGTGGAGTTTTACAATATTGATGTGGACGAGAATCCTGATCTGGCAAGAGAGTATCGTATAATGAATATTCCGGCAGTTATTGCAATCAAGGGCGGTCAGGTTGCCGGTCAGCAGATTGGTCTTGTGTCTAAGGATGATATGAAGGGATTTATAGACGGAGTTTTCTAGGACAAAGCGTTTTATGAAGCTTTCTAAGAAGCGAGAAGACATCTGCAATGAGCTTTTGTGTGAATATGCATGGTGTGATTCTTAACAGTTACGATGAACAGTGAAAACCGGGCAGGCTATTATGCCCGGTTTTACATTTTTTACATTTAAATTAGTTCTCTCGGAAGATTTTTCCAAAGATAAATCAATAGGAAGTTGGTACTATAGAAAATATGATAATAAAAGATATCGAATTTAAATTAAAAGACGGCAGAACTGCCATTTTGCGAAGTGCAAATGAAAAGGATGCCGAAGCTCTTATAGAGTACATGAAAAAGTCAACCGGTGAAACGGATTTCTTACTGAGGACACCGGAAGAATGTGAGACCCGGACCATCGAGCAGGAGATTGATTTCATAAATAGCTGCAATTTGTCGGATACACATACGCTGCTGGTTTGTGAAGCAGATGGAAAAATTGCCGGAAATTGCATGGTCTGGTGGAATAAACGCGCGAAAACCGGACACAGGGCAAATGTGGCAATCGGTTTGCTGAGCGAATTCTGGAATCATGGGATCGGAACGAGAATGTTCCGGGAAATGATAAAAATAGCAGAAAGCAATCCGGATATATTGCAGATGGAATTGGATTTTATTGAGGGCAATAGCAGGGCGAGAGCACTTTATGAGAAGATGGGCTTCAGGATAACCGGCATCAAATTTAATTCTATCAGACAAAATGACGGAACCTTGTGCAATGAGTATTCAATGATAAGGGAAATTAGTAGATAAGCAAACTTTTTATAAAAAGCCACAATATGTATTTTAACGAGTACCAGAGAGTTTATACCTTGTAAACGTTTACTATTATGTTATACTGTAATCATTGCCGGGCATACTAATGTGTGAATGTGAACGGTAAACGGAAAAAGTAATAAGAACAGCAGGAGAAGGATTTTATGCTGTATCATAAATAAAAATGAGGTGAAAATCGTGCTTAAAGCAGAAAATTTAACTTTAAACGTAGATGATGAGGGCGGAAAGAAATGCCTTCTGAACAATATATCATTTCAGGTAGAGGACGGAGAAATGCTTGTCATCACCGGACCAAACGGAGGTGGAAAATCCACTCTGGCAAAGACCCTGATAGGTATTCAGACGCCGGACAGCGGAAAGATTATACTTGACGGACAGGATATTACAGAGCTTGACATCAATCACAGGGCAAATGCGGGAATAGGCTTTGCATTCCAGCAGCCACCGAGATTTAAGGGAATGACAGTCATGAAGCTGCTCAAGCTTGCCGCAAAGGATGAGCTTTCAGACAAGGAGTGCTGCGACCTTCTCACCGCGGTAGGACTTTGTGCAAAGGATTACATTTACCGCCAGATTGACGGCACACTCTCAGGTGGAGAGATGAAGCGAATTGAGATTGCATCAGTGCTTGCCAAGGAGCATTCGCTTTGCATATTTGATGAGCCGGAGGCCGGAATCGATCTGTGGAGCTTTTCAATGCTCATACAGAAATTTGAGGAAATCCATACTGAGAAAAAGCAGAGCCTCATAGTGATTTCACATCAGGAGAAAATCATAAATATGGCAGACCGCATCATGATAATTGATGGCGGAGAAATCAAGAAAATCGGCACAAAGGACGAGGTGCTGCCTTATCTCAATGGTGTACAGAAATGTCACAAATGTGTAGAGAGACTGGAGGGAAGATCATAA